TGAACCAAGTAACCGACGACATAAAAGTAAATTTTCCTCTTACACCCGAGTTAACGGATGTATTAGCGAAAAAGTATCCAGGAATCAAATTTTCTGAGTACAACTCAACTAGCCCTCACGATCACCCGTTGAGCGCTGTTGAAAGGATAGTAACGGAAAGGCTCGTTTACCGCCAATTAGTACGTTACTATGGAGAGAATGTTCGCATTCTTGATGTTGGTGGAAACCCAGCAAGACACAAAGGCCGTCCACAGATATGGTCAACTTGTCCAATATTGTCTCCGGAGGATGAGCATAGAGTGAGAAGATATAGACATTTAAAAAGGTGGTGTCAGCATACCATACAGACTTGTACGTGTGTACAGTATGACCATCTCATGTCTATACACTCATTGTATTATTTTTCGAAGATGGACGTGGTAAGAATGCTTTACCGTCATGAAGGTGACATCACACTCACAGCTGTGGTGCACAAGTTTGATGATTTAGTAGGTCAGTTCCATGAGGGCGAGTCACGATATACTCTAATGAGTGACAAAACGGTCTCTATGACAGTGCGAGGCAATCACACACCCTACCGTCACAGTGCACTATTGTGGTTGAATGGAAACCACTATTCTGCACCTGATGGTAGGAGTATGTCTTGGACTAGCAAGAGGTACGGTGACTCATATATTTTTACGTTCATTAAATCCCAGCTGTATAGGCGAAGAACGGTGGTTGAAAACTTAGTAGACTATTTTCACTTACCACGTGGAGATGTTGAAATATCCAACTTACCCAATCGTTCCTACAAGAGGGCGGGGGTTGAAGCACTTAAAATTAGAGGTTATGGCCCCATTTTGTGGAGTGTGGCAAAAGATCAAAGTTCAGTTGTTATTCCAGTTAGACTTATTACCTATGCAAGAACTCAAGTCGCTTGTAAAACACGGAATTCAGATCATTTTGCAACCTTAGTTGACAAGATACGCAAGAAAGCTAAGGAATGGTATGCGGAGCAGTTAGGCACTTCGCTGTCCATCATAATAATTAAAGTTGCCGAGATGGCTTTTCTCGAAGACTTGGAAGTTGAGATGTACACTTACAAAACTCTAACCAAACACAAGAAGCTAATGAAACATCATGAAGCTTTACGGGACTTCAACGACACAACACCTTGGTTTTGTGGTTTATTCAGTTGGTGTTTCCCAAAGCCCAGTGAATCTTATAGCGAGGAGTGGTTTAAGTCGCCTGCAAAATCTTCATTTGCTACGCGCTCTTATATTGAGAATCGTGAGAGTACAGTGGTAGTTTCAACTGCCACTTCAGCTCCATTACCTAGTACCACAGTAGAAAATCTTCATAAGGAAATGTGTGAAGATGCTAAAATTTCTGTCCCTGATTACGATGAAGTTGTTAGTAGAGATGCTAAACTTCACGTTCAGGGGCCGGTATTTAGTGAGTACATGCCTATAGTTCCCACATTAAATGTCCAAAATGAGGAAACGGCAGTAAGAAACCGCTGCCTCAATAAGACACCTACTGTTCAAGTAGGTATTTTTGATGGGATTCGGATCGAGGAATATTTAGATGTTGACAAGTATCGTTCAACAGAGAAAGTCTCATTTAAATGTTGGAACCGTACTTTTCCAAAGGCACGAAGAGATCAACATATAAAAGCCCTGGCAGACCTCAAAGAAAATCCAATCAGTAGGGAAGACTTTACCCGCAAGTCATTTCTGAAAGTGGAGAAGTACATGAAAATGATGCTAGAAGGTATTGAACCGTTTGATTTTCGGCTTATCCAAGCCGTGAGTCATCGGGCCAATGTTGCTCTAGGGCCCGAGATGAAAAGGTTTTCGAAATTTTTAACTACACAATGGAATTTAGAATTGCCCGTGAAGAAAAACCACTGCATATTGTATGCTAGTGGATATAGTAACGAGGAAATTGGATCCTGGATGGAAAAAGTTTTGGATAACGGATTCCCTGATGGAATTTGGGTTGCCGTGTTAGGTGATGACATGGTCGCCGTTGTCCGGGTGAAGGGACAAAACAAATTCATTACCAATGATTTTTCACGCTTTGATACCACTATAGGTCCAGAAGCAATTGAATTCGAGTTGCAGACTTACCGCAAATGTGGCATAGAAGGACAGCCAATGAAAGTGTTGGAGGCCCAAATGCACACCCTTGGGTATACTAGACATGGAATTCAATATTCTAGGAAAGGCGGAAGGAAATCGGGAGATCCCAACACATCTTGTGGTAACAGTATCATCAATGGCATTGTTTCCATGGAGGTGCTGAAGGAACTGGTTAGGAAAGAACAGTTAGCTGAGGACAATATAATCAAAGCATACCTGAAGTATGGATTTAAGTCGAAATGCAAAATCGCTAGTAAGGTATGTGATATTGATTTTTGTTCAAAGTTGTTCTGGCCTACAGCAAGTGGCTTAGTTTTGGGTCCAAAGCCCGGTAGAATGTTGCCAAAGCTTGGATTCGGAATCCGTAAGTTAACAAAAGAACAGTATAGAGGCTA